CACCAAAGTCGATTGCACAAATTGCTTTATTACCATTGGTAGTGTTATACAGTAAACAACCTCTAGCTGTAACTGTAGCTGTACCAAAAGTTAAATCTGCAAAATCACACACAGCAGTAGTTCCTGACAACGCAGGTGTAACATTGGTTAATGCTGATCCACCTGAACTGTAATTAGTTCCTGAAGCTTGTCCTGTGGTTACAAATACAGTAGTACCTGCTCCCAAAGTTGCTGATGATGTGTAGAGTGCTAACTTAATAGAATCTGCACCATTGGTTAAATTATGTCCTTCGACAAGTATTTGTTGTTTAAAACTTGAACATATTGCTGATGTAATTGCCATTTATAGCTCCTTTATAATCTTAGCCATGTCCTCATGACCTTGTTTAACTAATAAACCAACCATAGTAACCTTTTTAGATTCTATCGCACTGTTTATATTAGCTAAGATTATACTATAAATATGATTTTTGAAAGCCTCAGCTTGCAACCTAACATGTTCAGGTGCATTTTCTGATATGCCTAAGATTTTTTCAGTGGTTTGCTTTGCCCAAAATTCAGGATCATGACCTTTATTTTCTGTGGTATGAACCTCTACTTTGCCTAATTGTATAAAGCTATCTGACATTATCCTTTGTAAGGCTCAGGTGGTAATTCATGTTCTTGCAAGGTAAAACCATCTTTTGCTAATTGATTATCTATTTCATCATGTGGTTTTATAATCCACTTATTGCCATGAATAACAGTTAAAAAAGGTTTTTCTAAACGATGATAGCCATAGAGTTTTTCTGTGGGTGGTACATCGGCATCTAAGACTGTTGATCTAGGGCTAACACCAACTGTGATGCCATGATCCATCATTTTAGATAGCCAAAATTCAACACAAGCTCTGCCTGCTTCTGCAAAATGTAAATCGTTTCTATAGGAAAAATCTATGCCAAATAGATCAATAGACTCTACTTCATTCCACATAGCAAAGCCTAAAGCATAAGCAACTGTGTTGTTAAAGTAGGCACACTGAGTAGCATTAGCAACTTCTTCTATAGGAAACAAAGTGGCTTTTGGTACTCTTTGATCTAATTCACAGGTGTAAACAGGTATTTTAAGGTCAGGTAACATCTTACGCATAACCAAAGTTTGTTTGCCTGCATCATCACTGTCTAAGAATCGACTAGCAGGGTCCATCATAAACAAACGATCTAAGTTAAAAACACTACAAGCTGAGTTTATACCCCAAACTTCATCCCATTCTTTACCATTTTCTTTGCCAATCACATAATCTATTTGTGATATGCCAAGACCTAACAAGGCAACTCTCTTGCCCTTGAGCGATTTAATTGGTTTCATTACGATACTACTGAGCGTAGGCTATCGTATCTGTATTCGTCTCTAGTATCTCTACCTTCTGATAAGTTTTTCATTCTCATGATTGCCTCTTTGAATCTTGCTTCAAACTGAGCAATGACATCAGGAGTCTCTTTGAGAAAAATTGCACCTTCAACTAAACTTCCATAGAGTAAAGCATCAGGATAATCTGTACTAAGAACTGTCGTTCCACTGTCACTACCACTTGTCAATGAAGCTGGTTTATATAAGTAATGTAATTCTACTGTATAAATTGCATCAGGTACAGGTGCAAGAGAAAAAGAGTCTTGGCTAAAGATTGAGTAATATTTAGGTTGACCTGTCACAGTTGTTGTTGGGCTGTACTCTTTTAAGAAAGAAGCGTGTTTTAAATCAAGATAAGTGTAAGTATTGCTTGATACGACAGCTAAACTCATAGGAGCTAAGAAATCACTAGGACAAGCTAAAAATCTTGTGTTTGCTGTGGTTTGACCTTGTACATTCTTTCTTTGTTCAGGCAATTCAACAAATTTTAATATTCTATCTTCTGCTTCTTTAATAAAAGTAGGTAAATTATTGGTAAAAGTAGTTTCAGCAGATTCTAAATAATCTCCTATTGCTGTCTTTAATGTTGCGTATGTAAAACTCATGATGTTGTAATAGTAACAGAACCTACACCACAGGCTACTTCAAAAGTAGTTAATTGTGTGCCTAACTTACCTAAGCCAACATTGGTGTAAACTGTAAAAAAATTGTTATCGTCTGCTGTTTCAGGTCTTGGGTCTTGTAATGCTTGAGGATCGGTAGCTACATTTCTTGGTTCTATCTGTGGATGTTTAGGATCAAACTGGTCAGGTCCTACCAAAAGACCATTCCATGTTTTTTTCATGTCTATTAATTTGTAACGAAAACCAGTTATATCACAAATTCCATAAGCATTTTTATTACTTGCAAACGCACTCATTAGGCTGAATTATAACTCCTTAGATCAGGGCTAACACGAAACGAAGCTCTTTCTTCATCCTGATTCATGGCTCGCAAAAACTCTTCTTCATACAACTGTTTTAACATAGGTGTTCTTTCAGGTGCTTTCTTAAGAGATATGTAATATGCAAGACCTGCCGCTAAACATGGATAGAACCTATAAGGCATATCCATAGTGTTAGCACCTACATCAGCATCATCCATGCGTGTAAGCACATTCATGTACACAGTGTATGTTGCAGACTTATCAGGTGTTGGATAAACACTAATGGTTGGAGATAGTTGTTTGTCTATAACAAACTGATTAGGCTTACCTGTTTGTGCTTTGTTAGGTATAGCTGAGTATTGTGAACGACTAATTCTAGCCATAGCAATGTCAGTCACATCAGAACCAATGGTTTCTCTAACAAAAGCATCTAAAACATCAATGGGTGCAGTGCTATTAGTAGTGTCTATGTTGTAAGAAGTGGTATCTGTAACCATAGCCACAGTCTTTTGGGTGATAGTCCACTGGTTTAATCCTCTGTTAGCCCATTCTGCTAACAGAAGATTAAGACTTCTTTGTGCTGTTTTAAGATCGTAACCTGTGCGAAGCTCTAAACCACATCGTTCAAATGCTTCTTCTACAAATTCACCTACATCAGGTTCAAAATTTTTACTGCTTGATGTTGCCATCTATCCATAGTTTTTAATTAATTCAAGAATAATGACATAAGTATCGCCATTAGAATGACCTACTGTGGTGAAATCAAGATCGCCTGTTACACCACTGCCTGCATTGTTTGGAATACCTGAAAAATCATCGTAATACTCGTCACCAGTTGAATCAGCAGGTAAGGTTACAGCTAAAACATTGGTAGTGGCATCAAAATCAATTTTGACACCCATACCTGTTGTTGCCCACCATACCTTTGCGATTGCAACTGAAGTACAGGCAACGCCTGCTGAGTTTGAATTTAAAGCTGATACATCAACTTTTTTTACTGCAGACTCACCACTGCCATCACTGGCATTGGTGAATTTCATAATCGCCTTGCGTTGCCCATCCTGAATGGTTTGTGATGTTACTACATCAGCCATAATAAGCTCCTACTATTAACTATTAGCAAATGGTGTGACTATGGTTCCTGAACCTAAAATAATGCCTTCTACAGCATATTTAGCAGTTGCCATAGCAGTACATTTTACAATACTACCTACAAGTCCACCTTTAGTTGATCCATTCATAGTGATTACATCGTTAGCTGAAGCAGAAATAAAAGTTTTTCCTGTTGCATCATCTACACCTGTGTATAACCCACCAACAAACTTATCTGTGCCATCGGTAAGAATGTCCATATCAGTTGCCGCTGTTACTACGATAAATGTAAAAGTAGCACCAAGGTTGTTTAATTGATTTGGGTCGTCATTACTATCAGGAGCAGTTGTTACGATTGAAGGTAGTGTAAATTTACCATCAGCATCGTTACATACAAGAACCTTACCTGCATGTGATGCTACTGTTAAAGTAGTATCGGCAGTTAAGCTAACGACATTAGCGTTACCTGCTGAAATAAATCCTGCCAATGATTTGACTGGACCTGAAAAAGTTGATTTAGCCATAATTTCCTCCAAGGAAATAAGTTCTACTGTCTTGGCTTGTCTGCTAGGTCAGTCTGTAGAACAAGTTAAAATATCCTAGATACTAAAAATCATACTCCTTGGAGCATGATTTAGCAAATAGAATGTTTTAAGTTTTATGGGTTCATTAGGCTACCTCTTCATCTTGTGTGACAGACTCAATTAACTTTGGTCTAATAAGTGAAGTGGTATTCCAAGTCTTGTCACCATCTTTTTCTTTGTGTATATACTCACCAGTTCTTTCGCAAACCTCTGTATAGTCAACCTTTGGGGTAAACTCGTTGTGTGTTTTAACAGTAGCCTCAAGCTCAACCCAAGTATTAACAGAATTCCAAATAGCTTCATTAAACTTAGTTCCATCACCACCATTGGTTACTAGCCTTTCACCATTTTCTGTAATGTATTTTATTTTTACAGAATAATTGTTGTAACCAAAACCATTTTCATAATGATCTTGGCTTAGAACAAAGGCTTTGACAGTAACCTTGTCACCAACAGAACCAAAATGTTTGTTGGCATTTTTAGGAATGTAAATAGCTTGTGGCTTACATATGTTGCTCATGGCTTCATGAATCTCACTTTTGTACTCAGTAAGATTTGCCCAGTAGTTGATGCTTTCTTGAGACATGTCATCAAGAAAATAATGACCTACTACATGACCATTTGACCAAATTTTATCAAAAGGATTTTTGCCTTGAGAAATTAACTCTTTAGAAGTTACGATCCAGTTAGCAAGGTTCTTTTCTTTTCTTCTGAGGTTGTCAGTTTCGATTTGATCTTGATTTCTTCTGATGATGTCGTTGAGGCTTTCATCAGCATATGATGTGTCAAGAGGGTAAGTGTCACCTGACTTGTTGACATAATCCATGGCTTTCTCTACTGCTGTCTTGGGATCAGTAGAAAGATTAACAATGTATTCACCCTTGGTGTCTACACCATAACCAACACAAAGTGTGTACATTGCAGTCAATGATCCACTTGCGATGTAATATCGTACATATTTTTCCATTACGCTACCTCTCTAAGTTTAAGTTCATTTTGTACTAAGTCTTTAACTTTTTGTGTCATGGTTGTGCCATTAACTTCGTACTCGTTCATTGCTAAAAGACACTCTGTATCTGCTTCTTTGATATGAGTTTCTATTGGAATAGCATCGTAACGATCTAATTCTCTCTCTACTGCTTTCCATGTAACTTTTTTTAACTTGTTAATGTATTTAGTTCTTTGCTCCCACTGTCTTATTTCACTATTGTCTTCACACATAGACCTACGCTCCATTTCATTCTCTGTCACCATGTCCATGTGTTCATGTAAATCAGCAATCTCTCCATCAGTAAGTTTGAGAATTTTTGCTTTCAAAACACGATAGGTTTCGTAGCTCATGTAAGCATAGTTAGATAGTTGTTCTTTTAAGTTGTTCATTACGCTACTCCTAATTTTTTAATAAATGTATCAAGTTCTAACTCCTTGGGAGCAAGCAAATTGCTCATGCCTTCGAAGACTGTGTTGTAAGCATTTATTTCGATGTAGTAACCATCTTCAAAATCCTCATTGTTTAAGTTCTCGTAAAACTTTTTTTTAAAAGCCTTCATGCTGTCAAGAAGATCGTTCTTGCCATAAGTAGTCATGATGTTGACAGCATGCTCGAAAGTGATGTCGTGTTGATTAAAGTCTGAAATGTTTAACATATTTGCTCCTTTTTTGTTATTTAATTTATTTCCCATATAAGTAATATACATCTTTTTACATAAATGTACAACTTTTTACACATATATTACATATTGTAAGTCACTGATATGTCGTATTATTTAAAAAAAGTCAAAAAAAAAGGGCTCTTTTGAGCCCTTTTTAAGTAATAGTTGAGTAATAAACGCTATTACAAATCGTTCAATTAAGCTCCTTGTGAACCATAAATACCACGCCAGTTTGAAAAACCGAAGCTGTATCTTTCTCTAGCTTTGTAACGAATGTTACCAGTAGAAAAATCAGGTTCCATGTTAGTCTCCATGCCTGTTCTTTGGAACATTTTTAGACCCTCGCCTTGATCTGTAACAGATGTAAGCAAGAAGAAAGCATCAGGATCAGTCAAGTAATGATTAACTGTATAACCACCCGGTAAAACACCTGTGTTTTGGATAGCGTTAATATCATTATCTGATGTACCTGGTCTTAGAGTGCTGTTCAATATTCTGTCAGCAACAAAAACTAACTGTGGTGGAACCACAAGTTTTGAAGCATTAACAGAGATTGTTAGACCTCTATCGTCTGTAAATGTTGAGATGTCAATAAGTGCATCTTCCAATGAAGTTTCATTGAGGTCAGCCATAGAAGTCGCTCTATTCGCAGCAGTTCCACCACCTGCAAGTGGGTGATCTGTAGCGATTAAAGGTTTTCCATCACCACCAGTAAAACTGGTAGAAAATGCGTTATTGAGTACATTGGCACCTTTCACTTCTTTGGTGTTAGCCATTGATCGTGCTAGTGCTTTTGTATATCTTTTTCCTAAAGAATCGTAGAGGTTATCTTCAACTGCTTCTTCTGTTAGTGCAAAAGCTAACGCAATCGTGTCATGCGTATATCTTGCTGTATAACTTTCAGAAGAATTGTCAAAAACAACTCCTTGACCTTCAGACTTAGTTGGTGCTGAACCAAAACCCATAACCAATACTTCTTCCTCGAAAGCCTTTTGAGAGTCTTCGATAGAAAAAATTTCAGTATATTCTTGTTGGTACTGATCGTACTCAAGTCCAAATAAACTGTTCAGACCGGGTTCAAGTTCCTTCGCTAATTGTGCTCTTGAAATTGCCATAATTTATATCCTTATGCTAAACCTGCACTTTTTTGTCCACATATATGATTTTGAATCACACATAGAACATTAGTGTCAGTCGAACCTACATCCGAGTTATCAGGGTCTTCAGAAATATCTAAGACTTTCAGTGGTAGTGTAGCAGTGGTGTTACCAGTGCTAACTGCACATTCAGTATTTGATCTTCCTGACTTCGTGTCGCCCACAGGTGATCCATCAACAATGTCGAAGTTTCCGAACAAGTCTGCAACTGGAAAAGCTGCATTGCATTGCACTTCAAAAACAACATTAGGGTGATCTATCACATGAGCCATAATATCAGAGGAAGTAATACTTCCTTCATAATAGTTGCTAAAAATCTGTTCGCCTGAAGAATTTGTATAGCTTACGCCATTAAAAACTCCAATAATAGGCACAGTTCCAGTAGCGGCGTGTCTGCCCAATACTCCTGCTGTTAGCTGAGTAACCAAGTCTCCTTGGAAAATTGGGGTAGTCGCACCACTAGCGATTCTGTATCTTGATTGTCCACCTGAATAAGGTGCACCACTCATCATACGAACAGGTTTTAGACCAAATGGAGCATTTTTATTTGCCATAATTTAGTTTCCTGTTATTAGTTACTTTTTTTGTCCAAAAGTAACTTGAGATTCTCGCTTAGAATCATACTTAACATATCGATTGTCTTTAGAAGAATCGTTAAACATAGTATTGTCTAACGCTTCATTTGCCTGACGAGTTTTACCTTCGTAGTGATCTCTTCTTTCTTGTACAGTCTCAGTTGGCATTTTTGCTAAAACGAGTCCTTCGTTGTGAATTACGCCTGCCATCCTGCCTTGTTCGATAGTAGGAAAATGCCATCCTTCAGGTAGCTCAGAACCTTGTACAAGTTCCCAACCCTCCCTTAGTCTGTAACTCATGTTATTTGCATCTTCTTGACCTAAAGTTGCTTCTCTAATCCACCTGTATTCATAGCCTTCAGGTGGTGGAGGAGTTTCAAGTTTTCTGACTGGTCGCCATGGTTTTCTACGAGCCTCTTTATCGTGTGTCTCGGAATCACGAACAGTTCTAGTCATGTCCAAATTCTTTTCGTCTTTCATTAGATTACCTCTCTTTGTGAAATTTTTTGTTTCTCTTGGGCTACTCTTTTCAACCAGTCATCTTCTGACATGTTGTAAGGTTTTAACCCTCTGAGGCGATCTACTTCGGACTTAGAAAAAGTCACGCCTTTCTTTTTAGCTTGTGTTTTTTGCCGACTTCCTACAGAAGCAGATGCGACTCTTTGCACAGAGGGTCTATCATCTTTTACTTCGGCTTTTTCATTGTTATCCAATGAAGGATAAACTTTAAAAACTCTTTTGTTTAACTCATTGTAGTAGTCGTCTGAATCAGCTTCAAAGCCTTCATTGACTAAATTAAAATGAGTAAAATACGCAAATTGGGTTGCTTCAACACTTTCTTGGTTAGATTGATCTCCATACCAAGTATTTTTACTTGCCCAATCTAAAGCCTCTCTAGTAGGCTGTGGATCAGCTTGTTGTTGTACTTGTGGTTGTACTTGTTGCACTTGTTGTGCTTGTTGTGGCTGTTGTTTTCTGTTTTTAGCCATGCGTACTTTTTCTTTTTGTATAGAAAGATCGCTTTTGAGAGTGTCTGCTTTAGACATAAGCTCTGCATCACCTGATTCAACAGCTTTTTTGTACAACTCGTTGGCTTGTTGTTCTTTTGCTTCAATAGATTGTTCTTCTGCAAGCAAGGTTTGTGCACCAAGTTCATTGGTATGTGTACGCAAAGCATTTATTTCAGCATCTTTTTGAGCTGCTACTTGCTCAAGATACTGTGCTCTTTGTTCAGCTTCTTTTGCTCTTTGAGTAAGTTTGTTTACTCTTTTAGACACACCTTTTGTGTACTCATCTAACTCATCGTCAGATTGTACAACTGCGTTTTGATCTGTTGCTTCCTCAACTATTTCGATGTCTAGTTCTTCAGATGCAACTTGTTCTGTTTTATTTTCTACCATTTATAAACTCACTATATCATCAGGATTAGAAATTGTCGCAATAACTTCGTCATCGTTAATTATTCTAACTTCTGCACCATCATCTAATTTAAACCTAGCACCTGCGTAACGACCAATGAGAACCCATTGTTTTTCGTGACACCATGGTGCTCCATATTTTTCTCCACTATAACAAAGAGGTCCACACTTCACCACATAAGCTACAACTGTTGCCAGTTGTTCCTTGTCTTGTGATTCTTTTGTGAGAAGGATTCCTCCTTTTGTAACTCCCTTACCACGATAAGGCAGTACCAAGATTTTCCAACCAGTAGGTTGAGGCATACGATCTAAAACAGAATCATCTAGCTTGGTTGGGTCTAATACAACCTCATCAGGTTCTACATAAGCTGAGGATAATTCTACTGTTTTTTTAGTCATTGTTTGCCTTAAAGTAATTTTTTATAAAATCCTGTACATAATACAACGCTTCCAGTTGTCCTTGCAAGTATTTATGGTGTTCCATGTCATTTAGTCCACCACCCATGTATGTTTCTTTAATTGCTTCGATCTTAGAATCGATCTCTTTTTGCAATTTATTAAGAAAATCTACATCCATTAGTCTCTCATTTTAAATTCAAGACCCTGAGTAGCTGCTCCACCACCTCTGCATTTCATAACTTTGACTCCACCACCTTTTTCCATTTTGACAGTGCCACCATAGTTTTTGTATTGGACTTTAACGCCTTTTTTCTTAGCAGAGTTTTTTGCCATGGCAATACCTTTTGGGCTGTAATCAAATTTCTTTCCATTTACTTTTGGCATAATTTTCTCCTATTTTTTATTTTTAGTGCCTTTTGGTCTACCTTTTTTCTTTGGTGCGACCTTCGTGACTGCTTTTTTTACTGCCTTTTTAGCAGTTTTCTTAGTTTCTTTTTTTGTTTCTTTAACAACAGAGGTTGTTTCTTCAACAACAGGCGTTGATGTATTTACAAATACTTCTCCTGAATCTATTGCAGATTGTTTCATTGCAATTCTTTCATCAGAAAGTCTTTTTCTTTCTGCTAATGCTTCTTCTTTTGCAAGTCTTTCTGCTTCTTCTTTAGCTCTATCTAATTTTTTTTGAGCTTTAAGTTCTTGCACTCTCTCTTTTATGTAAGATGTTGTCATATTAATTACCCCTTAGTTTTGATTGTAACTCCATAAGTTTTAATTCTGCTTGTTGTTGCATCCTTTCTACTGCTAATTGGAGTTTATCATCAGCTATAGCTTTTTGCATATCCAAGCGTTGTTGTTGCATTTGTGTATCAAGAGCGTTGGTTTGTAGTTGCAATTGTTGTTTTGCATCAAACTGTTCTTGATCTATGTCTAATTCTTTGTCTTTTAGTTCTAATTCTTGTTGTCTGATAGCAACCAAAGGATCGCCTTGGTTTGATTGGCTAATAGATTCCATAAACTGCGTAGTTAGTTCTGCCAAGATAGGTGAACTCATTTGATCTAGCATCATTTGTATTTGTAACTGAATTTGTTGTGCTTCTTCAGGTGTAACTTGTTGCATTTGCATTTGTACCTGTGCAATTTGTTCTTGCATTTCAGGTGGCATTTGTTGTTCAGCTATTTGTGATGCAAAGAACTGTAAATGTTGCATGACATGACTAATAATTAATGATTGTAACTGTGGGTTATCTTTAACAACTTGTGTTAAGAACAAACTTTGGTGTGCTTGTACATGAGCTTCATGATTTTGTTCTGCAAAGGCTTGTGCAGGTTGACCTAATAATAAACCACTGTTTTCTATACCTGCATCTAATGGTTTGGGTGTGTTATCAGCAGGTGGTTGTAATAAAGCATCTACATTATCTACACCTAAAGCACTGTACATTCTGTAATAGGCTTCGTATATACCTGAAGGACCATGTATTTCAGGGTTTGATTGAACCATTTGCAATAATTCTTGAGCCATAGTAATTCTTTGGCTTTGTGAAAATATGTTTGGATCAGAGACAGGAACTATGTCAATACGATCATCAAAATCACTTATCTTTATTTCTCTTGATCCTGAACCAGTGTCGTATGGATATTCAGGTGGTAAATAATCTGCAAAAACTTTAGCTAATAAATTAAATTCTAGTCTTTGTGAATAATGTAAGCGTTTGTGAATTGCACTCATGACCTTGGTGCCACGCTCCAATAAAGCTACTGTGGTTCCAACTGGCATCGCTTGGTTCATGTCACCGACATTCATATCACCAATAGATGCAAAGCGTTTGCCTGAATCTACTAATAAACCAAGTAATTGCATTAATACATTGCTTGGTTCTTTAATAGGTAAAGGAATTAAGTTTTCTCGCAAAGAACCACCAGTGGTATCAATGTCTCTAAATTCACCCGGTTGTAATGGATCAGCTTCATCACGAATACGCATGCCTCTAGCTTTAAATCCTGCAGGTAAATTAGCTAATGTTCCTGCATCAATAAGTTGTCTAAGAATAGATGTGGTAGCTTTAGATATACCACCAATCATGTGTGATAAACCTAACCCATAGAAGCCAAGACCGGGCAAAAACTTGTACTGTACAAAGTAATTTATTTTGTTTTTTGTTGGGTCATTTGGATTGTAGTTTCTTCTTATTGCTAATATTTGGTTAGATTGTTCGTCTATCGTAACAATATAAGGCAGTTTTAATCCTGTTGGCTCACCCATATCATCTTTATCTTCAAATCCTTCTAAATCAAGTATGGTGTGTACTTCGTAGATTGTTCTATTTCGATCTTCTGTGTAACTAGGTGATGTGCCTTCTATTTCATCAATTTCAGTAGATATTTCGTCTCTAGTTTCATAAGACTCTTCAGGTATATCTACATCTATGTAAAAACCTGAAAGTTGTTGTTTTTTAATCTCGTTACGAGACATAGTAATTGAATGGGTAATTCTTTCTGCTGATGACATATCAGGTGCTTCGTATGGCACAATCAAATCTTCAGGTGGTATAAATTTAGATATTGCTTTTTGTAATACAGTATCAAAGTAGATTTTTTTAAAACAAGAACCTGCAAGTGGTAAATAGAATAACAATTGATCTAATTCAGGATCGTAGTCTTGCATTACATTCATGATGTAATAGTTCATAAACTCTTGGACTCTTTCAGCTTGTGATTCTGTTTCTACAGTTCTTGCACCAAGTATTTGTGTCTTAACTGGTCCTTTAGCAGGTAATAACTCTTTATAAGCCTGAGCTTGGAACTGAGTTGTAGCCTCTGCTAGTATTGGATGAATGACACCACTAGAACCTTGGAATGGTTGAGAACGACTGTCATCAAACTTCATGCCTAAGTATTTCAAACCATCTGTGTAGGTTTTTTCCCACTCGCTTCTTGATTCAAGATCGCCATGAATAGAATCAATAAGATTAGATGCTAGTTTTGTAAGTTCTCTTTCGTCTATAAAATCAGCTAAATTATCAAAAAAATCTTCTGTTTCGTTTTCCATGTTGGCAAGTTCAGCCGCTATTTGTTCGTCTAACAAAACCTCATCATTCATAACTAAAATGTTATCTGATTCGCTAATAGCTTCTGATCTGCTTTGTTCAGGGATAATTTCTACAGCACTGCCTGATTCTATGATGTCAGGATTATTTTCTGTACCTAATACTCTTTCAACTGCCATAATAACCTTAGTGTAGCACTCTTTTTTCGTTTAATTCTTTTAACAACTCTTCACTGTGTATTTCTTCTAATTCACCATCAATTTTTAAACCTTGATACTCAGCAACAGCCTCAGCTATTTCCCAGTTTCTAGCAAATATGTTTGGTCCTGAATATTCTATGCCATCAAATTCAAAGGATGTTAAAAAAATTTTCATTGTTTAATAATACACTGTTCTGTCTTTTCTTAATAATTTTACTTCATCTTGGTAATCTTCGTGCAATGACAAAAAACCACCTTGTCTGAAACGCATTAAAGCCATAGTTGCACTATCGCAATAGTCATCATTATCACCATAAGGGAAACTAGCCATTTCTTCAATAACTTCGTCTGCAAAACTTTCATCAGGTGCCCAAACCATGCCTGATTCAAAAATAGGTGCAACACTGTTCATTCTAGCTACTTTATCTTGACCTCTACTAGGTGTGTAGGCAGTCACAGGTATTCCCATTCGTCTTAGTTCTTGTGTCAAAGGTGTGCCTGATGCTTTGGCTTCGATTAAAACACAATCAGGTTCCCAGTATTTATATTCATCCCAAGCTAGTCTTTTTAGTTCAGGAAAGTCCACACGCATCCTTTTGGCATCTAACAAAATTAAACAAGGCGTTTCATTGGTTTCATGTTCAAAAACAGCCCATGTAGTAATTGCAGAATAGTCAGCAGTTTCTTTTTTAGAAAAAGCTGTATCGTAACTTTGTATAACATAATCATAGGATGGTACCTGTTCACCATGCCATTTCTCCCACCATTCTCTTTTGACAATAGAACCTTCTTCAGCAGTAGGATTTTGCATCCACTGAGCGTTCCATTTTGCTATAGGTAATGATGCTTTGACTCCTAATAACTCTTCTTTCTTCCAAAACTCACCCCACAAAGGCTTGTCTGTTTTTGGCATGATTGCAGGAAACTCTACGATTTCCCATTGGTCAGCATTGTCATCACCTTGTTTTTTAAGCACTCTACCAACCAAGTCTTTTGTGCTCCATCGAGTCATAACAATCACAATAGTTCCACCGGGCTGTAATCTCTGTCTAGGTCCTGATGTATACCATTCATAAGCAGAGTCCATTGATTTTGGTGATAGTGCATCTTGTTCACTATGTGGATCATCAATAATAAGCAAATCAGCACCACGACCAGTAATGGCTCCTCCAA